AAACATGCACCATTACGTTCCCCCTGCGAAAAGTCGCCTCCACCACCACGACCAGCAACGAGACCACGGCGGCAAATATTGCCGGAACTGGCTACTTTAAAAGCTTCCAGTTTCCTAACCTGCAACTCGGTAATTTGCAGGAAGCGACCTTTGTGTTTAAATTTGATGGCGACACAGGTCCAACATTTACCAAGTCGGCGTAATTTTTTTCCTTGGGCTAAGGATTTACTATGTACAAGATTGAATTGAAGCCTCACAAAGGCATCCAGCGTAGCATGTTCGGTCCCATTGAAGTCGAGCACGATCAGTGGATGATTTATGCAAACGGTCTGCACGTAGGCTATGTCGGAAAGCAGGAAGGTGCACCGATCAATATTTTCGCAGAAATGCACAAATCGATGCTGTCCGAAATGAAGAAATGTATTGAGCAGACCCTGGGCCGCTCAGTTCCCGTTGTGATGCCGCCAACTGATCAGGAAGTTGCTGAACACTTTAAGTCTCTAGAGAAAGGCGAAGAAGATGAGTGAGTTATTATCTCGGGATTCATTCCTACAGAAAACCAAGCGAAGGTACATTGATGTTGAGTTGCCAAGCGGAGGCACAGCAAGACTGCAAAGCCTTACGGAGCTTGAGCGATCAGAGTACAACTCTGGTCTACTCGATAAGAAAGGCGAAATCGACAAAGAGAAGTTGACGCTTGGCACAGTGATGCTGGTGTGCAAAATGCTGGTCGACAGCGAAAACAATCGCATGTTTCATGATCATGAGCACGAACTTCTTGCGACGATCGATTCCTTGGATATGGAAGTCCTTGGAGATGAGGCGCGTCGGCACATCGGCTTTGATTTGGAGTCTCGCCGTAGCCTAAGAAAAAAATCCGAAACAGCGCAAGACTCCGATTGATCGCGGAACTTTGCTTGCGCACTGGCGAGATCGATGTTTTTCAGTTTATGGAAAACGTAGACCCTCGAGTGGTCGATTTTTGGGAGGCGTACGATGACATGTATCCGATCAATTCCTACGATGAGCATAAGCGTGAATTTGCATCAATGATTACTATGCTGCACAGATTTATGAATTTGTTCGCGTCGTCTCATGGGGTGCAATTAGATGTCTTGCATGAAAACGACTTCTTGCCAAAAAGACTCAGGTATAAAGTCGAACATGGCGTGCAAACCTCGTCTGATATTGAGCAAAAAGTTGTTTCCGGTCTCAGGCTTATTAAATAGGCGAAGCACATGGCTGGTGTGATTCAATACGGTGGCATTCGTCTCGACGTTTTTGTTGACACCAAAGGCGTTCGAGGCATGCGCACCGATATGGCAGCGCTAACCCGAGTGGTCAATGAAGCCAAGGGGGCCGCAGGGTCGTACGAAAGAAATCTAGCCAGACTTGTGAAATTACAAGAAGAGGGAAAGTTAAGCGGCGAGCAGTCCAAGGAGATGCTTGATGCAATCGTCAATAAATATCTAAAGGGCGCTAAAAGCGTTGCTGAGTACGAGAAGATAATTCAGCACCTTATCCAGACCATTCCAGCACTTAAGCCGCAACTTGAGGCAATGGCAAAAGCGTTTAAGGATAATGCCGACGCAGAGGCATTGGCTGCTGCGAAGGCTCGCCAGACGAGAAAGCTGGAAAAAATGGCCCGCGAACAAGCCATGGATGATGTTCGCAAGCAAGAGCGCGAAGCGGAGCGGGCAGCTAGAAAGGCACAGCGAGATGCCGATGCTCGTAAGGCTGCCAACAAGAAACTAGCAGACTCCGTCAAGGAAATGGCAGCCGGGCACAGTTCCGGCATGAAGCAAGTTGTTCGTGATTTAGACATGGTGGACAAGGCGTATCGTCGACATAAGGTCAGTACGGACATTGCAGATAAAGCCATTAATAAGACCTTGGAGAGCTTTCTGCGATCTGCAAAAGGACCAAAGGATCAGGCGGCAGCCATTGCCGAGTTGACGGCGATGTATCCACATTTTCAGTATCGGATCGATCAGATTGTTAACAAACTCAATGCTGAGGCCGCTGCCGAAAAAGCTGCGGCTACGGCGAAAAAAGAGGCTGCTGCTGCCAAGAAGGACGCTGATCGGCAGATGAAATTAGACATGGCGCTGGTTAATGGATTGTTGACCAAGCAGGCCGGTGAGGCAGGTAAACTTCGCATCGCGCTCGACGCCATCACTCGAGTCCAGAAAACTGGCAAAACAACCCAGGATCAAGTCAATAAAGCCATTGCTCAGGCAGCTAAAGACTACGCTGCAGGCGCGAAGACCCTGCAAGATCTATCGAGACTTAAAAAACAGTTTGTGGGTGCAACTGAAGCCGAACAGGCTGCTGTTAACGCTGCTTTAAGGGCCCGAGCAAGGGAACTTCGGCAAAATGACGCACAGAAAAAAGCCGATCAAGATGCAATAAAAGCCAAAAGAGAAAAAGCAAATGCAGAAAAGATTCTTGCTCAAGTAATGCAGCAAGGAATGAGTGCACATGAGCGACTTATCGCGCAAGAGCGCGAACTTATTTCTCTGCAGCAAAAAGGCCTCATAAGCACACAGCAACTGACTGCAGCATTACAATCGCTTGCAAGGCAGCGGCAGAATCTTTCGGTTCAGGGCCAAAAAGGCATGGGCATGGAATTCGGTGGTGCCCTGCTTTCTGGTTTATCGCCGTTTGGCGCTATCACGACTGCTGCGGCCGGATACCAGATCGGCGCTGGCTCGATCAATTTTGCCAAAGAGTCTGCGGCAGCATACATGGATATGAGGACTGCCTTAATTAAACTGGAAGTTGTCCTCGGAAGCACTGCTAAAGCAATGCGAACCTTTTCTGCGCTGCGTCAGGTGGCAGTTCAGACTAGCCTTCAGGCAAACGAAGTCGTTAGGGCCGCCGTTGTTATGGCGCAGTTTGGTGTTAGTACGGAAGATCTTGTCCCGACCGTAAGGCGTTTGGCTGAAATTTCTGCTGGATCATCGGAGCGATTGCAGTCACTAGCGCTAGCGTTTGGTCAGGTAACTGCAGCCGGAAGACTTACTGGACAGGAAGTGCTCCAATTTGTTAATGCTGGCTTTTCTCCGCTTGCCGAAATGGCTCGCACAAGCGGGAGGTCGATGGCAGAACTTAGAAAAGAAATGGAGGCTGGTAACCTCTCCGTACAAGAGACCGCCAATACCTTTAAGACCGCCACAGAGGAAGGTGGGCGTTTTTTCGGAATGGCCGCAAAGCAGTCACAAGAGCTGGCTGGCAAGATTAATCAAATGACCAGCGAGTGGACAAAATTTAAAGAAGCGCTTGGAGAATTAGCAGACGTCTCACAGATAACAAGAATCACAGACGCGATAAAAATTTTTACAGACGAAATTAAATTCTTAAAAGAGGGTCGCATGGGACCATTTTTTGATTTCATGCAAGGCGGAATTAAGGGCACAGAACTTGGAAATGCGCTGGCACCACTGAGCCCGCTCGAGTTAATGGAATATCAAGCAACCGGAATGACACCTGCAGAGCGAAAGCGACTTAGAGACGCTGAAATAGCAGACTTGGTCGCAGAAGAAAAGCAACGAGAAAAGACACGCAAAGAAACTGCCGGACGGATCATTTCTGATACGATTGATTCTGCCATGAATGCAGTCGCCCAGTCCGCACAGGCTTTTGCTGACTCGATGAAGGGAACAGAGGAGTCTCTCAAAGGTCTGGCGGATGATGCTGTCCGAAATGCTGCAAAAGCCAGACAATCTAGAATCAAATCTTTACTGGAGGAGCGGAAGGCACTTTTGCAGCAAGATGACGCTGACAAAGAGCGTTCATTGGAGGCTGGTCGTAATTTACCTGCAGGGGCGATGAGCCGAACCGAGATGATAGATCTTGTGAACAAGGTTGAGGCACAGAGAAAGAGCACTGAAGCCACTGAAGCGATGAAAGAGCAGAAAAAACAAACACGTCTGCAGGAGATAAACAATAAATTACTTGAAGAGCAGAAAAAACAAGGCTTTATAGGTTTAATTTTATAATGACAACACTCATTGGTCAGAAAAAAGGCAGGCAAATCGAAGTTACCACGGACGGTGAGCGGCTGATCTATAACGCCACTCGTGAGT